CAAAGATAAAGTAAAAATGACCATAAGTGAGGACATGCGTGATATCGCAGCACGGCATTTAGACTTTACCAATCACTATAAAGTTCAATGGTCAGCTATCGCGGGCACAAGACAAGCAAAAAAGACACGCGGTGGCAACTATGAAGACCTCTGGATCTTTACAAAAAAATAATACTTGACTTACAACTTATTTTATTATATCATCAATATACTTTTTATAGGAGATTATATGTCTACAAGAACTTTCAATAACGAAGCAAAAATCAAGTTGACCCAATTGATCAACGAAGGTCTTGCTGTGATGCACGAAGTCGAAACACTCAACGGCGGTTTGACTGACACTATCAAGGCTATCGCAGAAGAACTTGAAATCAAGCCAAGCGTACTCAAAAAGGCCATCAAGGTCGCACACAAGAGCCGCTTAGGTGAGACTAACAAAGAAAACGAAGAACTCAATACTATCTTGGAGACAGTTGGTAAGACCCTCTAATGAGTTATGTAGACGCTATCCACGATAGGGATACTGATAGGATATTTGTTGTAGAGCGCCAGCCTGACGGCAAGCGCACATACAACGAGTTTCCTGCCAACTATACTTTCTATTATACTGATAATAAAGGCAAGTATCGCAGCATCTATGGCGAGCCATTGTCGAGGTTCAGCACACGCAAGCGTAGTGAGTTTGAAAAAGAAAAACGTATCCACAGCAATAAGAAACTGTATGAATCGGATATCAATGTGATATTCCGCTGTTTGAGTGAAAACTACTCGGGCTGTGAGCCTCCAAAACTCCATACAGTATTCTTTGACATTGAGGTAGATTTCGATCCTGAAAAGGGTTTTAGTCCCACTAGTGACCCTTTCAATCCGGTGACGGCTATCTCAATGTACTTGGACTGGCAAGATGCACTTGTGACACTTGCTATACCCCCCAAGCATATGAGTGATGAAACGGCTCAAGAGTTAGTCAGTGACTTCCCGAACACAATTCTATTTCGTAGCGAGATAGAGATGTTTGAGACATTCTTTGAACTAATCAAAGATGCTGACATTCTCACTGGCTGGAACTCTGAAGGTTACGATATACCCTACATGGTAAATCGTGTGACTAGAGTGATGAGCAAAGATGATACACGCAAATTCTGTTTGCTTGGTCAAACGCCAAAGCCAAGAGAATATGAGCGTTATGGTAAGACTGAAACGACATATGATCTAGTTGGTCGTGTACACATGGACTATCTACAGTTGTATAAGAAGTATAACTATGAATCAAGGCACAGTTATAGCCTAGATGCGATTGGTGAGATGGAAGTTGGTGAGCGCAAGACGCAGTATGAAGGAACGCTTGACCAACTATACAACAAGGACTTCAAAACGTTCATACAGTACAATCGTCAGGATACCATGTTGCTTGTGAAGATCCACAACAAACTAAAGTTCCTTGATCTTGCTAATGCGCTAGCACATGAGAATACTGTATTGTTGCCAACTGTCATGGGGTCTGTAGCCATGATTGAGATGGCTGTGATGAATGAAGCGCATGAGCGTGGACTCATGGTTCCTGACAAGAAAAAGAATAGCAGCGACGGTGACATGGCAGCAGCAGGCGCTTATGTTGCTGTGCCAAAGAAAGGCATACATGAGTGGGTAGGCGCTGTTGACATCAACAGTCTGTATCCATCAGCGATACGCACACTCAACATGGCGCCAGAGACTATTGTTGGGCAATTGCGTCAAACATTGACTGAACAATATCTAAAAGACAAAGCACGTAAACTTGCCAGCGAGAAGGCGCGTTACGATGAAGATGACGAACTTGAGATGAGTTCGCTACTCTGGGAAGGTCAGTTTGGCAGTCTTGAGTATGAGGCTGTGATGAATCAAGAGCGTGGCACTATGCTAACGCTTGACTTTGAGAGCGGTGATAGCGTAGAGATGAGCGCGGCTGAAGTATGGAAACTAATCTTTGATAGCAACAAGCCATATATCTTGAGTGCGAACGGTACGATCTTTAGATCAGACAGCGAGGGCGTGATTCCCGGGCTATTGACTAAATGGTATAGTGATCGTAAGACTATGCAGAAGAAACTCAAGGAATCAACTACGAAAGAAGATATTGAGTATTGGGATAAACGTCAGTTAGTGCGTAAGATTCTACTCAACTCCGCGTATGGCGCATTGTTGAATGAGCATTGCCGTTTCTATGACAAGCGTATTGGTCAGAGCGTTACATTATCTGGTAGACAGATCGTCAAGCACATGAGCGCACAGATCAATGAGATCATCACTGGCAAGTATGACTATTATGGCGATGCTATCGTATATGGCGATACTGATAGTTGTTATTTCAGTGCTTGGCCCATACTCAATTCGCAAATAGCAAATGGTGAGATGGAATGGAGCAAGGAACTATGTGTCCAACTCTATGACAATATCGCTGATCAAGCAAACGATACGTTCCCAAGTTTCTGTGAACGTGCTTTCCATGTTCCACGCAAGATGTGTGTCATCAAGGCTGGTCGTGAATTGATCGGTGATCGCAGTTTGTTCATCACAAAGAAGCGTTATGCTATCAACATCTTTGACAAAGAAGGCAAAAGATTAGATAAGGATGGCAAGCAAGGCAAGATCAAGGCTATGGGTCTTGACTTGAAACGTGCAGATACTCCTAGATATGTTCAAGACTTTTTGTTTGAAGTATTAGAGATGGTACTTGCTGGTAAGACTAGAGAAGATGTCATTGAGCGTATCAAAGAGTTCAAGGTAGAACTTGGCAAGCAAGATAGCTGGACAAAGGGCAGTCCAAAGGGCGTGAACAAACTTACGTTCTATGGTGATTTAGAAACTAATAGCAAGACTGGCAAGGCAAACATGCCCGGTCACGTTCGCGCAGCATTGAACTGGAACTATCTACGCCGTGTCAACAGTGACAACTATAGCATGAAGATACTTGATGGCATGAAGGTCATCGTTTGTAAACTCAAGCCAAATCCACTAGGCTTTACAAGCGTGGCATATCCAGTAGACGAATTGCGTTTGCCTAAATGGTTCCAAGAGTTACCATTTGATGACGCAGCAATGGAAGCAACACTAGTAGATAAGAAAGTTGAAAACTTGCTAGGTGTGTTGAAATGGGATCTAAAAGCCAATACAGATACGAATAGCACGTTTGATGATTTGTTTAGTTTTGGATAAATCATGAAGAAAACACATCCAGGAAGATTAGGTACATCTAATGATGTTATAATATATCACCCTAATAGCAAATTTTATTTTATCCCTATAACTAAAAATGCTTCAAGTTTTACATACAAATGTTTCTCACAAATAGACTGGCAATACTACAAACTATATCATTATGGACAACTCGAGGATAAAATCCCTGTCGTTATTCTAAGAGATCCTGTAGAACGTTGGTTGTCCGGATTTACCCAAGATTATATAGACGGTAAATTTCCATTAGGATTAAATCATCCGGAAACTTTAAATGACATTTTCCTAAAAGGGGTATCAGGAATACACACATATACTCAACATTGGTACGTAAAAAATTATAAATTACACAATGCTGTTTTTATCAAATTTGTGAATGAATATATGGATCTACCGAAAATTTTTAAGAATAACATAGAAAATGCTGATACGATAATTGAAAAGAAAAAAGGACATAGTGCTAATAAAGACAATAGAATTCAAGAATTAATAACAAATCACTACATGAAAAACCCGGTATATCAACAAAATTTACACAATTATTTGAAAGATGATTTTGAATTATACAATAATGCAAATTTTATAGCCCACAATAAAGCGTTAACAAATTACAAATCGTGGGATAGTTATAAAGGAAAAGAAGATAGTTGACATATGCAAATAATTCCACTATTATACACTATAGGATTACCTAAATACAACAAGAGGATAACATGAAAGATAATTTACAAGACTTGATTCAGTATATACATGGACTAGGCGTCATTGAACTCATCAAGGTCAATGGCACAGACAAGGCAACTGTTGTCTCAGCAATCGCTGAAGATAAGAGTGTTGTCGTTGAAGGCACGTTCAAGAATCCATCAGCAGATTTCATCGGCACGTTCGGTATGCCAAATCTAGGCAAACTCAAGACTATCTTGGGCTTTGATGACTATGACGAACATGCCAAGATCAGCGTCACACGCAACAAAGACGATGTAGCAACTAGCGTTCACTTTGAGACTAAGGTCGGTGATTTCGTCAATGACTACAGATTGATGGCTAAGGCTATCGTTGAAGAAAAGGTCAAGGATGTCAAGTTCAAGGGCGCAGCATGGAACGTTGAGTTTGAGCCCACTGTTGCTGGCATCATGCGATTGAAGAAGCAGGCTAGTGCTAACAGCGAAGAAAACAACTTTACTACAAAGACTGACAAGGGCGATCTAAAGATTTATTTTGGTGATGCAAGCACACACAGTGGTAACTTTGTGTTTCATCCAGATGTTGAAGGCACATTGAGCCGTGCATGGCAGTGGCCCGTCAAGGTATTCTTAGCCATCATGGATCTACCTGGTAGCAAGACTGTACGTATCAGTGATCAAGGTGCTGCTGAAGTCACTGTTGATAGTGGTCTAGCAACATATCGTTATCTACTACCCGCACAGAGCAAGTGATAAAGATAGAATCACAAACACAACCGATAATATGGCAGGTTGATAAAACTTATCTCCTGCCAGCCACTAGCGGTCAAGTACGTTGGAACGGTAGTATAAAACAGTTTGAAGTTTGTGATAATCAAAACAATGGAACTTGGTATAAGATTGATAACACAATTGAATTACGTAGCGATCAGCAGTTAGCAGAAGTTATAGAGTGGGCTAAAAAGCGCATGGAATATGAAAAGAAAGTTGAAAAACTTGCTGAAAAATATCCTGCGGTAAAAGACGCAAAAGAAAAACTTGATATTATAATGAAATTAGTACAAGATGAAACAAATTAATTTAAGCAATCAACAAAATAGTGATTGGGCATTGTTCTTGCCCGCTGTTAGTTCATTCTTTATCAGTGGACTGGGCAAACAGCGTGAGGGTGAAAATTACTTTCCTGCTGACCGTATCCCTGCAGGTTTCAACGGTGATGTTGAATGTCTAAACTTTCTGAATAGTCAGAAAGGTTTGTTCAATTACAAATGGGGCTTGTATAGTGCAGGTCACGCTAACCTTGATACTACTGTTGATGATCATGCCGAAAGTATTATTCGTAAGCGTGAACCGGGAACGTTCATGCTAGGCGATAGTGGTGGATTTCAGATTCTCAAGTGCCAATGGCCAGCAGACTGGAAGGATCCTAACTGCCCACGCGCACTAGAAAAGCGCAAGGCCGTTTTGAAATGGATGGATACATACATGGACTATGGTATGTGTTTAGATATCCCATCACAAAGTTTGACCACGTATCATATCAAGGATAAGAAAACCGGCAAGAGTGCGCATGGTATCAGCACGATTGAAGAAGCGATTGCAGCCACACATATCAACAACGAATACTTCATCAAGAACCGTGATGGTCGTTGTAAATTCTTGAACGTAATGCAGGGTCGTAATCACAAGCAAAGTGATGACTGGTATCAAGAAATGAAAAAGTATTGCGACTCAAATATCTACCCAGATAATCATTTCAATGGCTGGGCGTTCGGTGGTCAAAACAAGATTGATATTCACTTGATGCTGAAGCGCCTCGTACATATTATCCATGATGGCCTTTTAATTCCTGGCAAACACGATTTGTTGCATTGTTTGGGTACAAGCATTATGGAGTATGCAGTATTGTTTACTGACATACAAAAGGCTATACGCAAATATCACAATCCAAACTTTATGATTACCTTTGACTGTGCAAGTCCTTTCTATGGTGCAGCGAAGGGTCTTGCTTATTTTAATACTAATATTGAACACAACAAGAAGTGGTCATACAGTATGGAAAAGACTGCTGAAAGTAAGAGTTACGCTAACGACAATCGCAAGTTTAGCGATGCTGTATTAGCAGAAGGTATACACGATGTGTTTACTGATAGTCCTGTAACTGATCGTATGATGTTGAAAGACCTTTGCTATCGCGGTGTAGGATTCATAAATAATCAAGGCAAGGAGACAAAGACAAGTTGGGATACCTTGAGTTACACTCTAATTCAAGCACATAATGTCTATCAGCATATAACGGCAGTTCAAGAGGCTAATCGTCAATATGAACAAGGCGTGATTCCAAAAATGATAATGAATGAGACTTTTGGTATTTACTTTGGTAAGGTAGTTGATGAAGTGTTCAGCCAAAAGACTAGAGAAGATAGTCTAAACGTGATAGAATATTATAACAAGTTTTGGATGCAAATGCAGAGTGGTAGTCAGGGCATCAGCGGTAAACGCACTGTCAATGCTATGACGATGTTTGATGAATTGTTTAGTGTTGATAAAGTTGAAGAAGAGGTTGAAGAAACAATAGAAGATAGTGATGACGCTATCAATGAAGTTTTGGAGAACTAAAATGGCTAATACACAACAGATTCGTATACTAGAACAAAAGTTGCAACAACTGAGCAAGGGTCCTTTCAACACTGATAATATTCAAAAGACCTTAGAAATTCAATCAGCAATCAAACGGTTAAGGCGTCTTGAATGGGAAGAAAATTATGAACGTATCAAAATGGAAGAAGAACGATGAGTGAAGATCCAGTAATTTATCAAACAGAACAGGCTATGGCTGATAAACGTGTTCGCATTAGCAACGCAGCCAAACGATTTATTTGGGTTACCTTTCAACGTGAGGGTATTCATAAATTTCCTGCTGCTGCTACAGATCCTAAACTTGCAGATGTTGCGTTTCTCGCAAACGAACACAGACACATTTTTCATTTTAATGTAGCAATTGAAGTATTTCACAACGATAGGGATATTGAGTTTATCCAGTTCAAGCGTTGGTTAGAAAGTCTCTACCAAGGCACACTGGAACTAAACTTCAAGAGTTGTGAGATGATTAGCGATGACCTCTATGAAGTTATTGCTAGTCGTTACCCAGGCCGTGACATTGAAATCACTGTCAGTGAAGATGGTGAGAACGGTGCCACGATTCGTTATAACACTACAAAACCAAATCTAAATGTAGTAATTTGAGGAGATGAAAAATGTCAAAGGGTGTTAATAAGTCAAATGCTGTAGTCAATCAAATTTTTGATGACCTAGAAAGTTATCGTAATTTCTGTAGGCTATATGGTTATAAGTTTGACGAATCTGATCTATACAGCAATCGTAGTTTTGCTTACAGGCAGTACACCAAATTCTTGCAAGGAAAGTCCTTCAAGGATATGTGGGAAATTGATGCAAAATCTGCCTGATACAACTATCAGGCCCTGGGGCTATTACCGGGTTCTACATACAGTAGGTTCTAACGTCAAACTTAAAGAACTTACTGTTGAACCCGGTAAAAACCTGTCTATGCAAAAACATGACCATAGAAGCGAATTATGGTTTGTCGCTGAAGGAATAGCGACCCTAAATACTTTTAAAAATGATTCCATAGAACATGTATGCGACTATGGTTTATATCAATATGTTATTATAGATAGCGAAGATTGGCATCAATTACAGAACAATCAAGATTTTCCTCTAAAAATAATTGAGATTCAGTACGGCGATAAATGTATTGAGGAAGATATTACAAGGATAAATGTATGAGAAAATTATTTTACATGGGACTTGAGCCATACAAGGCTCGCTATACATTACAACTAACTGACTGGAACGAACGTGTATTCAGAAAGCGTGGGATACATTACGTAATTGTTCCGGGCGATACATTATCTAGTGATCAAAATATCGTAGTTGGTCAAGTCCTTGACGCGCATGGTCGCACACACTATAGCCTCACACAGATGGCTAATCTCATCAAGTTGATGAAGAGTGGCGAAGTCACAAGTGAAGATGTGATTTACTTTGAAGATATGTACACTTCAGGTCTTGAGAGTTTAGCATATATCATCAAGCAAGTTCCAGAACAATATCGTCCAAAGATTTTTGTTCGCTGTTTGGCACAAACTATTGATCCAGATGATTTCTTACATGTATGGGGCATGGATGGCTTCATGCGCAAGTATGAAGAAATGATCAATGAATTCTGTATTATTCTTGCTAGCAATGAAGAGATGGTCATGCATATGAAGGTTGCAGGCTGGAAGGCTCCTATCTACAATATCAGTGGTCTAGCATTTGGTAAAGATGAAGTGCGTAGTCGTGTGAAATCTATCAAGCCATTTGAATTGAAGAAGCGTAGAGTTGTTTTTGCTGCACGTTGGGATCAAGAAAAACAGCCAGACTTTTACATGGACATTATTGAAAAGTATACCAAGGCACACAACGGTGACGTTGAATTCGCATTATTGAGTGGTGCAAAACTACGTAGCAATAATAGTTCATATATGGAACGCACATACAGATTAGAACGTGAAGGCAAACTAAACATCTATAGCGACCTCAGTAAAGACGAATATTATGGGATATTGAACGACAGCCGTGTATTATTCAACTGTGCTTTGCAAGACTGGGTTAGCAATACTGTCAGCGAAGCGGATGCATTAGGATGTAATGTTGTATATCCAGCATATCGCAGTTTCCCAGAAACGTTCGCTAATGATCATACACGATTGTATGTACCTTGGTCACAGGATGACGCATTGAATAAACTCAATCATTGGGTATTCAATGAACATCCACGAATCGGACAAATTAGCGACTGGACTGATAAAACGATAGATAGAATATGCGATATCCTTGAAGGCAAGGGTGAAGAATGGTTGCGTATGAGTACTGATTATCGTAAGCATACAAGAGAAAGCAAATACTAAGAGGTAATATATGAGTTGGCAAGCAACATTGACGATTAACAATAATACTAACTACAACATCACGGTGACACATAATACAGTAGGGGATATTGGTAATATAAAGCCGGGTACTAGTTGGACAAATACAACTAGTGATGTAAACAACACTAACGCATTGAAGTTCTGGCAACAGCCAAACATATGGTTCATGCAAGGTAGTGCTAGTTTTGGTCCTACTGCTGGTGTATGGGTAGATCGTGGTTGGATGGATCCGAATGGTCAAACAATTACTATGACTGCTAATGCGAACGGTACTGTGTTCGTACAAAGCAGCAATGGTGGTAAAGAAATTCTTGCTTGGAATCAGTTTGAGCAAGGTGGTACGATTGAATTAACTTTTAACAATGTAGGAGAAAAGTAATGAGCGCACATGATGACATTTTGGCTAGATTAGCCGACTATCAGGTTGAACATGAGAAGTTTGAGAAGGGCAATAACGCTGCCGGTACACGCGCACGTAAGGCTCTAGGTGAACTCGCTAAGGCTGTCAAGGCACGCCGTAACGAAATCACTGCTACTAAGAACGAACGCAAGGCTGCTAAGGGCTAATGGACATTCAACCTAAAGATACTAGCCGTGGGCACTTTTATGCTAGTATAGCAAAGAGTGTTGTTCGTATAGGTGCAGGAGCATTATTGATCGCAGGTAATATCGTGCTTGCAGGTGTGTTCCTGATACTAGCAGAAACACTAGGGGTCGTAGAAGAGGTTGTATAATGCGTATTGAAGAGGATATCAAATTAGATTTCAAAGATGTACTATTCCGTCCCAAGCGTAGTACATTAAGTAGCCGCAAAGAAGTAGAACTTGAACGCAAGTTTACTTTTAAACATAGCGGCAAGGTCTATAACGGTATCCCCATCATGGCTGCTAACATGGACGGTGTTGGCACACTTAAGATGGCTGAGGAAATCAGCCGTCATAAACTTTTCACTTGTTTGACAAAGAGTCATACATTTGATATGTTGGCTGATAATATTTTTAGTATAGGTACTGATTACTTTGCTGTTAGTACTGGTACTAATGATAAAGATTTAGAAAGACTACAACAGATTTTCAATGTCTATCCTGAAATAGAATATATCTGTATTGACGTTGCTAATGGATACAGCGAACATTTTGGTATATTCGTCAGCAAGATTCGTGAAAAGTATCCAAAGAAAACTATTATTGCTGGTAACGTTGTTACCGCAGATATGACACAGGAGTTGATATTACGTGGAGCAGACATCATCAAAGTTGGAATCGGACCGGGTAGCGTTTGCACTACTCGCATTCAGACTGGCGTTGGGTATCCCCAGCTTAGTGCTATTATGGAATGTGCTGACGCCGCTCATGGTCTTGGTGGCCATATCATTGCTGACGGTGGATGCACTTGTCCTGGTGACATCGCTAAAGCCTTTGGGGCTGGTGCAGACTTTGTGATGTTGGGCGGCATGCTTGCCGGACATGACGAAGGTGGCGGACATATTGAAGATGGACATGTAACCTTCTATGGCATGAGTAGTGATACTGCCATGAATAAACATAATGGTGGTGTTGCTGAATATCGTAGTAGCGAAGGTCGCACAGTACGTGTTCCATATCGCGGCGCTGTAAGCCATACAGTACTTGATATATTGGGCGGTATACGCAGCACTTGTACATATGTTGGCGCAGATAGCCTAAAGAACTTGAGTAAATGCACAACTTTTGTAAGAGTAACACAGCAATACAACGGTGTATTCGCAAATGGCAAATCCTAATATATTAATTACTGCAGGCTGTAGTTTTTCAACAAGTGACGGCGAAAGTATCACTTGGCCTATCCATCTTGAAAAGATGTTGAAGCCTAAAATTAAACTACATTTAGGTCAAGGTGCTTTAGGAAATGGAATGATTAGCCGTAGAGTTATACACGCTGTGACTGAGCAATTAAAAACTCACGATTCAAAAGAGTTACTCGTAGGCATTATGTGGAGTAGTTTTAATAGATTAGAATTATACAATAAAAATACAATTCCACACCATAGTGTAAACCATGGACCTACTCATCATAATCCATTAAAAGTTGCAGGTAAGAAAAATTTTTATCTAATTAATTGTCATTATGAAGATGATACTTCTTCATTATATTACAAAAATTTTTATAATGAAACCTATGCTACAATTCTGACACTAGAGCATATTTTACGTGTGCAATGGTTTTTAAAATCTCATAATATAAAATATTTTATGACTCTTTACATGCAAAGTGCTTTGCCAATAGGACTTAATAAATATGAATCCGGGATCTTAAATGATCCTGATGTAAGATATCTTTATGATTTGATTGATAAAAGTAACTGGTTATCTATTGAAGGCATGATAGAATATGTGGAAACCAAAAAATTTACCGACATTAGATATGCCAATCATCCAAGTACAGAGGAACACCGTTATTTTACAGAAAGTATGATTATACCCCATTTAAAAAGTGTGGGTTATATTGAATAGTACTAAATACATATGCTACACAACGGTAGCATGTTTATACAATTTTTATCCGTGTAAGGAAGGAGAAGTAAGATGAGTTATAACAAAACAAAGACCGATCCTGAGTTGGGCAAGCGTGTTCACGAATATCTAGTTAGTGTCGGCGTAGAAACGCCCACAAAAGAAAATACACTAGACCGTAAAGAAAAGATTGACATCATTGAAGGCCATTTCGCAGCAATCATGCGAACATTGGGTCTTGACCTTAGTGATGATAGCCTAGCAGAAACACCTAAGCGTGTTGCTAAAATGTATACAAACGAAATCTTTTGGGGTCTTGACTATGAAGCGTTCCCTAAATGTACAACTGTTGACAACAAGATGCACTACAATGAGATGGTTGTAGAGCGTAACGTCAATGTACAAAGCAATTGTGAACATCACTTTGTTGTCATTGATGGTCTTGCTACAGTGGCATATGTACCCAAAAGGAAAGTGCTTGGTCTAAGCAAGATCAATCGCATAGTTGAATACTTCAGCAAGCGTCCACAGATTCAAGAACGATTGACTGAACAGATTTTCCACACACTCTGTTTCATCCTTGAGACAGATGATGTTGCCGTCATGATCGATGCACAACATTATTGCGTAAAGAGCCGCGGTGTTGAAGATACTGGTAGTAGTACAGTCACTAGTCGTCTTGGTGGTGGTTTCAAGACTGATCCAGCAGCAAGACAAGAATTTTACAATATCGCAAGAGCAGGCTGTAAGTGACATTTTTAGTAGACACGCCATATACAGCCTGTTACGTCAGAAATGAATTCTTTTTTGACGAAACATCTGGTCATGGTGAGTTTACTGAAGGTTATGTATTTGGTTTCAGGGCTGAACCAGGTTGTGTACCTTTATTTCAAGTGATGTTAGAAAATGGTGCACAATGGGCAAGAGTGCCGGTACATATGATTTGTAGCAAACCATGTGATATATTGCCGCTAGAGCTAAGTGTATGGTGGGATAGTTATAGCAGAAATTGTACTGTGCATGAATTTGAATTTTTACGGGGTCATACAGTTAAGTGTTATGGACGAGATAAAATAATACGAAATGGAAATTATCTCTTTACTATTGACTGGGCTGAAGGTGGTTGGTCAGAAATTCCTGATCAACACAAAAATCATCATGTCATAGCCTTAGAAACAGGACAATGGATAGCATATCCTAACAATAGATTAGTATGGACTGATCCAAGTTGGATAAAGCCTAATCCTAACCTTAGTTGGAAATCACCCAGTAAAAATTACAGCGTAGAAAAATTAGGATACAAATATGAGTGAATTTAATGAAGAGTTGTTTACAAAAGTTTGCACGTTGGAAGCAAAACTTGAACTAAACGAAAAGAAACTTTGGGAACTTGAAAAGTTACTTAAGCAAGCATTAGAAATTATTATTGATACCAACAAGGTGGCAAATGGGATTCACGAAACCGCTAGAAGTAAATGATGTAAAGATGCAACTAATGAAGGCTCACGGAGAAATCTGTAGTACTTACAATGATGGTTGGACATCTTGGGAACTGAAAAAAGAATTGTATGAAATCAAATGGTTGCTTGATGAATGTATAAAACGTCAGCCAACATTTAGTGATGAAGAAGAATGGTTAGACGCACAACATAAAAAACAAATGTGGAGTGAGTTGAAAAGATGATATTCAACAAAGTAAAAGAATTGAAAGATAAAGGACTGACTATTGGTATTACCTTTAGTCAGTTTGACCTATTACATGCAGGTCATATTGCTATGTTAGCAGAGGCAAAATATCATTGTGATTACTTGATTTGTGGATTGCAGAATAACGCAAGTTGGGACAGACCCCAAAAGAACGCACCTATTCAAAGTTTGGTAGAGCGTCAGATTCAACTAAGTGCTGTGCGTTTTGTAGATGAGATTGTAGTCTATAATAGCGAAAAAGATTTGGAAGATATATTACTCACACTACCTATTGATGTGCGTATATTAGGTGTTGAGTATATGCAAAGTGAGTTCACTGGTCGCGCTATCTGTGAAAAGCGTAAGATAAAACTTGTGTTCAATGGACGAGATCATAGTTTCAGCAGCACTAACTTGCGTGAGCGAGTTTGGCAAGCAGAGAATACAAAGAGGTATACAGAATGATTGAGTGTCTATTTCTTGGTGATAGCATCGCTGTAGGTTCACATTCAGTCAGACCAGAATGTGATGTTTATGCTCAAGTTGGAATCAATAGCCGTGATTTTAATAGGAAATATAAGATTGATTTTGCTGCTAAAACTGTAGTGATCAGTCTAGGATCCAATGATTATAAAAATATAAAGACTATCAATGAATTGATCAACTTGCGTAATCGTGTTCAAGCAGATAAAGTATATTGGATATTACCTGCTAATAATTTAGAGATTCAGCAAATAGTAGAAAATGTAGCCGAGATGTTTCAAGATTGGACTATACGTATTCCATATCTATCAAATGATGGGGTGCATCCAACTGCTAAAGGATATAAAAGAATAGGAGAAATCACAGATGACAAAGTATTTTAGTTTTCAAGGTTTAGCAAAACGCCAAGAATACTGGGCAACAACATTACTTACATTCTTTGTAGGCTGGGTTCTATATGTACTATCCATTTTACTAGCGGGTGTGGTCGCTTTTGCTAGTCCAATGACCGGCGGATTTCTTATTATTGTATTTACATTAGCCTGGTTAGTCGGTAGTGTGTGGCTAACACTAGCAACAACTGTAAGGCGATGCCGTGACGCAGACATACATCCATTATGGGTATTGTTGTGGTTCGTACCATTCATCAATTTTTGGTGGTGGATCATTGCAGGTTGTCTACCAAGTGTAGATAAAAATTTTATACCAAATGACAAAACTTGATTTACATGGAGTCCGTCACGGTGATGTAAAAGTCTTAGTGGAAGACTTTGTATATGCCAATCAAAAAGAATTTCCATTAGAAATCATTTGCGGTAACAGTGAGAAGATGATAAAGTTAGTCAAGGAAGCATTAGATAAACATGATGTTGATACACACATGTTTAGGTATGGTGTGGTTATAGCGAGGGGATGGCGGTGATAAACCAAAAGATTGATCAGTATAAAACTATATTATCAATGTTTGCTGATAATACAGAACGTTATAAATTCCTTATTGATTTGGGACGTAAAGCCAAGCCATTTCCTGAAGAATTCAGATTGGATAACTTTAAAGTTCATGGATGCATGAGTCAAGTATGGCTAGTACCTAAATATGAAAACGATACTATACATTACTTGTGTGATAGTGATGCTGCTATCGTGAAGGGTACAGTATCATTAGTCAGCGATATCTATAGCGGCAGCAGTCCAAAAGATATTGTTGAGAATGACCGTAATCTGATGACAGAACTTGATCTAGGGAATATACTGAGTATGAATCGCCGTAACGGTGCATACAACATGCTCAATATGGTAAAAGAGCAGGCAAAAATATTTATAGGGGACAAAACATGAAACTAACATGGGAAAATAACAAAGGTGATAAAGTCATCGTGATTTACAACAAAGATTGTATCACCGATAACGAAGTTAAATTAGACGCTCATATGGCACTTGAACCGATGTGGGAAAGTCTAAAAGCCAAGATCGTTGAAGAATATGAAGCAAGAGAACTTAGTTTTTCTAAACCTTCAAAATTAAAAGACCTAATACACGGATTAAAAAATGCCTAAATATTACAGCACAAAGACATACGGTAATGATCGTGGTCTAAGTTGTGCTTTCCGTCAATGGCGCAGCACACATAGTCATTGTAGTTTACTACATGGCTATAGCATTGGTATACGCTTAGTATTTGAATCAGACACGCTTGATTGTCGTAACTGGGTCATGGACTTTGGTGGACTAAAGAAGTTCAAGCAGTGGACTGAATATATGTTTGATCATACCACACTTGTTGCTGAAGATGATCCGCATCTTGATTTTTTTCTGACTATGGCAAAAATTAACGGCGGATACAAAGATAAAGGTGTAGTTGACCTACGTGTTGTTCCGGCAGTAGGTTGTGAAAAATTTGCCGAAATGGCTTATCAAAAAATGGAACAGATAATTGAAGAAATGAAAGAGACAGAAGGGATAATTGTAAACGGTAATGTACGTGTAAAAAGTGTTGAAGTATTTGAACACGAAGCAAATAGCGCAATTTACGAGGGTTGATATGTCAAAGTCTGAAAAAGAAGTTTTTTATTCTCCAAAACAAATCAATGGGTTTTTATTAAACATCAATAAGCAAATGGTACAAGACAATTTTCGCCCTGATTATATTATAGGAATCACGCGCGGCGGATTAGTACCTGCTTTAAAATTGAGTCATTATCTAGAAATTCCTATGTATGCACTAGGCGAAGATGAAAGCAATCTATGGATGGCTGAAGATGCTTTTGGATATGAGTCGGTGAATGACAAAGGTACTAGTGTTCCAACAAAACGAAAAAATATTTTAATTGTTGATGATATAAATGATACCGGTACTACATTGAATAACCTTAAAAATGATTGGCAATCAGGATGTTTACCACATAATTCTTCATGGAATGATGTCTGGCACAGAAATGTTAAATTTGCTGTATTGATTGATAATGAAGCAAGCGCCTTTAATTGTGACTATAACGGGGTCACAATAAATAAATTTGAAAATCCAGAGTGGTGCGTTTTTCCTTGGGAAAACTGGTGGTTAGAACAAAATAATTAAGAGTAAAAAATATGATTTTAAACAAAAACAATGTGCCCTATTTGAGTAGCGAAGGGATAAGATTTTTAGACGAAACTGGTATTGATAAAGTATACAACTTTGTCCCTCACTCACACCAAGATTATTGGGTGGTACAGTTTTTACATGCTAATGATTTAACTGACGAAAATTTAAAAATCGCTATACCAGAAGAAATTAGACAAAAAGTAAGAGATAAACAAGTTTGGCTTATATTTAATAACTTCCTAGAAGCATATCATAGCGTAGTAGAACCTATATACCAAAAGGCCATTGTTGAGATGGGCTTGCCGGAGTATTATGTATACTTGTTCACACATTGTATGAACATAATGCAGGAAGTTGAAAGAGTCGCAAAAAAATATAACAAGGATTTGATACGTGTCGCAGAAACTCGCATATATGAATATACTGTAGCATCACATGAAGTGAGCGAGATTCAATCACAGCCTGTAGACAAACTCAACAAAACTTTTGATAAGAAATTTGTTTTCTTAAATCGTAGATGGCGCCCACATCGTGCAGGTGCGGTTGCTATGCTTACTGCTAAAGATTTATTGAAGGACGGATATGTAAGTTTGGCTACTTGCGAAGGTAGAAACTGGAGCAACATGTACGATTACTTAAAAGTTTTATTTAAAGATAATCAAGAATTTATACAGACCTTAGAGCAGAATGAGCATAAGATTTGTAGTTTGCCTGAACTTTACGTTGATAAAGATAATCAAAATCAAGTAATGGACTGGTTTACTAAAGACATGAAAAAGTATTATGATGATACTTATTTCAGTGTAGTAGGCGAGACACCGTTCTTTACTAATCATCCAGATTTTGATCCTGGCATGCATTGTAGTGAAAAGACTTATAAAATTATCAGTCAACGACATCCATTCCTTATGTTAGGTGCAGCAAACACGATGTGCCAATTAAGAAACATTGGATATAAAACTTTCCATCCATATATTGACGAGAGTTATGATTATGTCCAAGATGACGGCGCTAGACTAATGATGGTAGTGAAAGAAATTGAAAGATTGTGTAACCTTAAAGGTGATGAACTTAATGAGTTTATCAAAGGTACAGCAGAAATCTGTGAACACAACTATCAGCACTTAATTAACGGGGCAGGCACTGCCGGAAGATATGTTCTTACTAAGAATTAATAAATGAGCGATTGGAAAAACTTTAAACCTAATTGGTATAAAGCAAGAATAAGAGTAGAATCTCCTGCTAAGTTTGAAGAATTAATGCGCTGGATGCAAGCCAATCTACAAGGACATAGAAAGCACACCGTCTGGCGGCTCACTGATGGCGGGTATTTTGAAATAAGATTTAGATATAAGCGCGATTATGAGTGGTTTGTATTAAGATGGGAATGAAAAAACGCACAGTGGTGTATCCTCGTTCATACTATGATACTATACCAGAACCAAAACTTTTAGACGGACGTTTTACCGGTAATGAGTTATTTCAATATAGAATAGATTTTAATAATATTCAAAGAGAACAATTTAAACAAATACGTAATTGGTGTTGGGAAACTTTTGGCTCTAGTTGTGAACTACACTATTTGTCAGTAGATGAAAATAAAGTATGGGCTTGGACTACTGATAGTTATCGTATTAGACTATATCTCAAAAGCGATAAAGAAATAAACTGGTATAAACTACGCTGGCTATGATATACACACCTAAAAAACTAAAATGGAATAGTCTTTGTGAGTTCAGAGATTTTCTATCGCGTGAAACCACTGAAAAAATAGTAGTTTTCAACGGCTACAAACTGGTCACTGAGACTACAGAGTATGGTATAGTTGATGGTACATTAAAAATAAGGGAGAAACAAGTTGAAAGTAAAAGCACTAAGAGACGATCTGATGGTCCAACAGCAAGTAAAGAACGAGTGGGAACACATGGTCGGAGTGATAATGCTAAACCAGACAGGAAGAAAGCCAGTAAAGTACGTGCTTCCAAAGTTCCTAAAAAAGTTTCCAAACGCAAAAAGTCTCCTAAATAGCACACCGGAAGAAGTTATTGATATCATCAAGCCCCTCGGTATGTATAATATCAGGGAGAAGAGATTGCGCGGTATGAGCCGTGATTACTTGACTTGGGACAAAGTAGATGCTAATATGTTGTATGGTATAGGTAAATATGGTAGCGATAGTTATGAGATATTTTACAAACAAAACTATAAAGTACAGCCTACCGACAAAGAACTAATAAGGTATTTGAATGAAGAAGTCAATCAAGGTCAGCGAACTATTCTATAGCATTCAAGGTGAAGGTCGCTATATGGGCGTCCCTAGCGTGTTCTTGCGCACGTTTGGTTGTAATTTCACTTGCGATGGCTTTGGAATGAAACGAGGCGAGAAGTCGCAAGAGAGACATAAGGTCAATCCTAAAGATTATAAAGACTATAAAGAATTGCCATTAGTCAGTACTGGTTGTGATAGTTACGCAAGTTGGGATGTACGTTTCAAGAAACTAAGCCCTACCTATAGTACTGATGAACTAGCAGAAAATATTGTTGACATATTGCCATATAAAGAGTGGAATGATGAACATCTTGTCATCACAGGTGGTGAGCCATTGCTAGGTTGGCAGCGCAGTTATCCGGATTTACTTGATCATGAATTGATGCACAATCTCAAAGAGATCACTTTTGAAACGAATGGTACACAAGAATTATCTAAAGACCTAGCAGAATATCTTGTAAGTTGGCAGGAAGATAAGAACTGGCATCTAACACGAGGATATGATAGTGTGACATTCAGCGTAAGCGCAAAACTTAGCGTAAGCGGAGAGAAGAGAGAAGAAGCGATACGACCCGAAGTTGTATGTGGTTATCAGGATATAGGTCATACATATCTAAAGTTTGTGATCGCATCACATGAAGATTGTGAAGAAGCACTAGAGGTGGTAAAAATATATCGTAGCGTGGGTTTTACTGGCAACGTTTATCTGATGCCAGTAGGTGGTGTTGAGAGTGTGTACAGCCTGAACAATCGTGCTGTAGCAGAGTTTGCTATGAAACATGGACTACGGTATAGTGATAGACTTCAGGTTCTTCTTTTCAAAAACCTCTGGGGTACTTGATTGCCCTTTTATACTGAAAAACTACCTGGTAATTACAGGACAGGACAAACTACATATAAAAGATGTTATAGTTTGAAGCGTTGTCACTATAGCGGCAAATGGTTGTTTTTTCGTAGGGCATATTATATAGAAGTTTCATATATGACAAAACCTGCAGGTTACATATTGCATTATGGATCATTCAAAGAGTTTTATACATGGATAGAGCGTGACACATATATCACTATGAAACTCAAGGGTGAACTCTAAGGCTCTGTAAGTTATTGATTCTATTAGCCTTTTTCTGCTGAAAAATAAGGCTTGACTTTACCCCGAGTATGACATATAATATCTATACATTGTTGAGAGACAATGACGATTTGGGTGATGTAGTAGTTGACTTGTAAATGTGACTGCTATATTATTTGAAGTGTGAGTGCAGTACGTCACTCACAGGTGTTTGTAAGTTTATTTTTTATTCGCTAGTAAAGGAGATTATATATGAGCAATTTTTCTAATAGTTGGTTGGATGCCCTAGATATCAATCATAAGGACAAGATTTTCAATGTTCTTGCCCTTGATGAGTTGGATCTTCCAGCAGGAGCATCTATCGTCACAAAGGGTGGTTCATCGTTCGTCCGTTTTACCGATGCTTTCGGTAATTGGAATGACTATCTGGTTCTCATGCGCGGCATGAGTAAATCAGACGCCTACCGCGAGAAGCACAACATGATTGACACCGCCGGTCTGTATGGTTACTCATACAAGCACGGTGAACCCCTTGAGGTTGCGACCACTGATGAGCAGAAGCGTAGTCAATACGTTGTCGGTGAATGGGTTTGTGCTGTGACAAAGAAGTGTCATATCACCAATCGTTCAATCGCTGACCAAGAAACTCGCGGTCCTATCAATCTTGCCCAAGGTACTATGACTTGGGACTGTGATGGTGAACATGCTGGTGTCTATCGCATTCTGGCATATGGTGTCAGTGATCAAGAAGGCAATCAATTGAAGACCACTCGCTATGAGCAGAACCTTGCTTTGGGATATAGCAAGTGTCCCCGGCGTGATATGGTTCCCCACTTTGAGATGATGCGTAAGAATACTGTAATTCGTGTAACTAATAAAGAGGTGCAATATGGCTAAGTTGAATACAAAGCAGGAGACTAAATCTATGAACAAGAGCAAGGATACTACCTACGTTTCGCTAGATGTTCTATCATTCAATGGCACTAAGGTAACTGTGTTACCTTCTGACCGTCCGCACAACGTTTTGGATAAAAAGCCCGACGAACATGAACGCAAACCACTAGTGGACTTGGTTCAAGAGTTTATTGATGACAGTCTAAGCAAGGTTGCGGCAAAGACCAACAAGAAGAACGGTAAATCGTTTACTGGCTTATATGGTCAGATCGCTAAGTACCAAGAAATTCCTCTCAAGGAATTGTTTAGCGCACTTGCGGTACAGCGCCCAATCAGTCGTCGCCGCTTGAAGAAGATCATGGAGACCTTCAACCCATTGAAGGTTCAATATGTCAACGTGTTGAAGATCAAATTCGAGGGCGTATATTACTATTACATCATTGATGGTCAACATACTGCTGTGTGTTATGGGACTGCCGCTCAATGGGGTTGGTTCATGCCCGACCTTCAACCGGAAGACTGGGCTAATGTCAAGGTTCGTTGTCAGGTCGTTGAATACCATAACTTCACTTTTGCCCGCGAACACTTTTTGGGTATCAACGGCGATGACAAGTTGAAGTTGGCAGCATTTGATAAGTGGCAGAACTATGTGCTTGCCAAGCGTCAAGATAGTCCTGATGAAGTTACACTTGAAAAGTATGAAGATGCTTTCTCACAACAGGAAATCATGGAGAGTTATGGTATCATCCCTATCCATGAACGCAACGAAGATGATGCTGATAAGCCCGGAGCATTCACTCGCGTAGATTTATTGAAGGATGTAACTGAAGAGGAACTTCATTG